CGGCAACCACCGAGAAGAGGCTGCTCAAGGCCCTCAGCAAGGTGGAGAAGGCGGCCGTGCCCAAGGAGATGCGAGACGCCGATGGCGGCTTCGCGACCGAGGGTGATGGAGACGAGCTTCAGGTCTCGGCGAGCGAAGACGCCGAGCCCAAGAAGACCGTCAAGAAGGGGCGTCATCGCGCCGAAGAGTCGGACGAGGAGTCCGTCAACAAGGCCGACGACGAGATGAGCGACGAAGAGTCCTCGGAAGAGTCGTCGGAGGAGTCGAGCGACGAGGAGTCCTCGCCGCCGATGGCCATGTCCAAGAAGAAGGGCAAATCCGTCAAGAAGGGCAAGGCGGACGAGTCGAGCGACGAAGAGTCGTCGGCCGAGACCTCGGACGAGCTGTCCGCCGAAGAGTCGATCGGCGAGTCGCCCAAGCCCGTCAAGAAGGGCAAGAGCAAGAAGAGCGGCAAGTCGGTCAAGAAGTCGCTGCACGAAGACAACACCATCAAGAAGGGGCTGCTCGCGGATCCGGGGAACCGCGAGGTGATCGACGGCTCCGAGTTCATCGAGCAGCTGGTGGACAGCATCAGCGACTCGCACGCGCAGCTCACCAAGTCGGTGCGCATCGGGCGCGTCGAGCAGCAGAACTTCAACCAGACCCTCGCCAAGGGCTTCATGCTCCTCGGCCAGGAGGTCGTCGAGAACCGGAAGGAGATGCGCAAGCTGCGCAAGGCTCTCGCCAGCACGCCGATGGTGGCGCGCGGCAAGACGATCCTTCACAAGGGGGACATCGTCGAACGCGAGTTCGAGCAGCCGGAGGGCGCCGGGGAGACGATGGACGAGGAGACCTATCGCAAGTCGATGGACGTCCTCGTCCAGCTCGCCACGAGCGGCAAGATCAAGGCGGAGCTGGTGACGGAATTCGAGATGAGCAAGTCGCTCGACGTTCTGCCGCCGTCCGTCCGTGAACAAATTCAGGGCAGCCTCCACTAGGCGAGCCTGAAAGTCGAAAGGAGAACACCATGTACGGTGGAGTCAGCCTGAAGGACTACGAGGGCGCGTCCGGGTTCGGCATGAACCCGTTCGGCCAGGTCGAGGACATCAACAAGGCGCTCAGCGCCGGCTACCAGAGCCCCGGCCAATTCGGCGGTGCCGCGCTCCGTATGGAGTCGCTGGAAGCCACGCTGCGCATCGTCACGTTCACGCAGGCCAACATCAAGCTGTGGCGAGCGCTGCCGAAGCTGCCGGCCTTCTCGACGGTCGAGGAGTACACGATCCAGTCGAGCTACGGCGCGGACTCGGGCATCTTCACCCGCGAGGGTGAGCTGCCGCAGGCGAGCGACGCGACGTACGAGCGCAAGGTTGCCCAGGTGAAGTTCATGGGCATCCAGAAGGAAGTGACGCACCCGCAGATGTTGGTGCGTCCGGCGCACGGCAACGTCATCGCGCTGGAGACGCAGAACGGCGCGATCAAGCTGCTGGAGTCGATCGAGCGCAAGCTCTTCACGGGCAACTCGCTCATCGTGCCGGAGGAGTTCGACGGTCTGTACAAGCAGATCACGGACGATCCGGTCGCGGCGGCGAACAACGTGCTCGACATGCGCGGTGGCCCGCTCACCGAGGACGCCCTGGAGGAGGCGGCCAACATCGTCGTCGAGAACTACGGCGTGCCGACCGACCTCTACCTCGCGCCGCGCGCCCTCTCGGACGTGGCCAAGCAGTTCTATCCGCGCGAGCGCGTCAACCTGCCGGCGGCAATCGACGGCAAGGTGGGCCTCGCGGTCACGGCCATGCAGACCAACGCGGGCCTGATCAACTTCCAGAACGACATCTTCCTGCGTTCGGGGAAGAACAACTCGCAGAAGTTCGCGCCGGCCAGCGCCACCAGCGCCCGCGCTCCGTCGGCTCCGTCGGCCTTCACCTCGGTCGACAACGCCGGCCCGGTCACGGGCTCGAAGTTCCGCGCGGGCGACGCCGCCACGTACTTCTACCGCGTCACCGCCATCAACCGCTTCGGCGAGTCGGCGGCCGTCAACGCGGCGGCTTCGGCCACCGTCGCGGCGGGCGACTCGGTCACCCTCACCATCACCGACGGCGGCGGCAGCGACCCGGCCACGGGTTACTACATCTACCGCACCCGCTCGGTGGACACCGCCATCGGCCAGGCGCAGTTCATGGTCGCCATCCCGCGCATCAGCGGCGCGGCGACGACGACCTACGTCGACCTGAACCTGAACCTGCCGTCGACCAGCAACTCGTTCATGCTCCAGATGAACCTCCAGAACCTCTCGTTCCGGCAGCTGGCGCCGATGATCAAGATCCCGCTGGCCACGCTGGCGGCGTCGGTTCGCTGGATGCAGCTCCTGTACGGCACCCCGATCGTGTACTCGCCGCGCAGGAACGTCATCTTCATCAACGTGCTCGACGACTAGTCGTCAACACGAGGTGAGGGAGGGGCGGCAGGACACCCGAACCCTGCCGCCCCTTCTGTTCTTCTGAGACCGAGAAAGCGAGGACACCATGGCGAAGGTTCACGTTCCGCACCTGGCTGGGCAGACCGCCGAGAACAGCCGCTTCGGCACCATCAAGTTCGACAAGAAGGGCAATGCCGAAGTGAGCAACAAGGTGGCGCACATCATCAACACGATGGCGCCGCGCGGCTGGAAGGTTTCTGGCCTGGAGCCGGACGAAGAGGTGGATGGGAAGGTCGACGACGAGGAGCTGGACGAGGAAGATCTCGGTCTCAGCACCAGCGCCGAAGACGAGGGCGACGAAGCGGACGAGAGCGACGACGGTGACGACTCCGATGAGGATGACGGCATCGCCGACGACCTGGGAGACGAAGACGTCGCGGACCCGGAGGCGCAGACGGACGGCGCCAGCGAGCCCGTGGCGAAGAAGAAGCGCAAGAAGAAGGGCAAGAAGAAGAGCAAGTAGTCGGAGTGATCTGGAGGGAGCCCATGGTCATCTTCGTACAGAACGTCTCGAAGCGCATCGGTGACAACGATGCCGCCGTCATGACCGAGGCGGTCCACCAGCAGCTCGCGCAACAAGTAGCCCCGAGCCGCAGAATGGTGGCGCCGACCTTGACGTTCATCGGGAAGTCAACACCTCCTCCGAAGTCGAACGTTATGTACTTGGCGGACGACCCGGAGAAAGGCGACGAAGGTATCGAGGGCTATCATGACCTGTCCCCGGACGGCTACATCCGGGGATGGGTCTTTGCTTCTCCGTCACTGGACAATGGCGCTCAGATGCTCGAAGGCGCCAACTCCGTTTGCTCAGTGCTGTCGCACGAAGCGATCGAGGCCATGGTGGACCCGTGGGCGAACTACTGGGTCGATACCGGCGGCAAGCTCGTGCTTGACGGTCACGTCTACCAACAGGTGGCCTATGAAGCCTGTGATCCTGTGGAGACGGATGATGGCAACATCATCGAGGTGATGGGTAGGAAGTGCACTCTGTCCAACTTTGTGTTGCCAGAGTGGGACAACATGAACTTCAGCGGACCGGTGGATTACCTCACCAGCATCCACCCGGACCGTGTTGGCGGCGTCAACCTTCCCTTCCAGCGTTCCGAAGGTGGTTACGTCATCGTGCGCAACAGGGTGGGCGTCGAGCAAGCTCTGTTTGGCGCGCGCTATCCGCAGTGGAAGAAGGAGCTGAAGCTGTTCAAGAACCGCCACAGCCGCACCAATCGCCGGCTTCGCCACGTCGGCTGGATGATGAAGGGCTAAGGAGCAAGCATGCCTGGTCCGACGGTAATGCAGTTCGATGGGCAGGTTCGAGGCGGCACGTTCGACCTCAAGAATCTGAACGTCAATCTTCTGAAGAACGTCTACCTCATCGGCATCCAGATCAACGGCGTGAGCGACGAGTTCTTCGACTACTATCTCCAGCTGGCCATCAATTACGTGCGTGATGAGACGGGGCTGGCGATCTTCGACGAGGTCATCTCCGATGAGCCTCACGACTATTTCGCGAGCGACTTTTTGCAGTACAGCTTCCTCAAGGTGAACCGCTTCCCTGTGAAGTCGGTGCAGCAAGTGGTCGCGATCTACCCGACCGGCAACTACCTCTTCACGTTCCCCAACGAGTGGCTTCGTGTTGACAGGAACGGTGGGCAAATCCAGATCGTGCCGAGCGGTGGTTCGCTGGCGCAAGCGCTGTTGGGGCAAGGTGGTACGTACCTCCCCATCATCTACCGCAACCTCCAGTACCTCCCGCAGCTCTTCCACTGCTACTACACGAGTGGTTGGGAGCCGGGCAAGGTGCCCAACCAGCTGGTGGACGCGGTCTGCAAGAAGGCGTGCATCGACATCCTCGCCATCGTAGGCGACATGCTCTACGGACCGGGTGTGGTCTCGCGCTCCGTGAGCGTGGATGGGCTTTCACAGAGCGAGAGCTTCATCAACAACGGCCAGATGGGCGCGGTCTTCACTTCGCGCATCGTGCAGTACGCGAAGGACTTGTGGGGCGACCCCACGAACAAGACGGGCGGTGACCAGGATGGTCTGCTCTGGTCCCTCAAGAAGGAGCACCGTGGTCTTGCTCTGACGTCGCTCGGAGGCGCGGGCTGATGCCTCCGAAGAACCCGGTGCCGGCGCCGCCGACTGTCGACCCGAGCAAGCTCAGTGTGCGCACGGGTGACGGCGCTGTGATCACGCCTGGCGGTCCAGGTGTTGACATTGGCATCGAAGGGTACATCGATGGTGTGCCCACGGCAGGCATCCAGCCGCCGAAGGACCCGTTTGTTCAGCAACCACAGGTGACGCAGCCTGTGGCTCCACAGATGTTCAACTGGGCGCAGCTGTCGCCCGTCCAGCTGGACGCCATCAAGGCGATGATCCAGGCGCAGCACCCGAACGTGCTGTGGGAGAAGGCGGCGCTGTGCCCCAACGTGATCGCCAACGGTGACCACAACCCTGCGTGCACCATCTGTCTGCACGGGATGCTGTTCTTCGACCCGCAACAGGTGTCGATGATCGTGCAGGCGGCCAACCTGCAACAGCAGTTCTACATCCAGGGCCAGTTTAAGTCCGGCTCCTCGCTGATCACCGCGTTGCCGGAGAACGCGATTTCGTACGGCGACCGCATCACGATCATCAACAACAAAGTGCGCACGTCGGATGTCCGGCAGCGCATGAAGAACTCGCTCATCGACAAGCCGAAGTATCCGATCCTCACCGTGCAGTTGCTCCGCACGAGCACGACCACATACAAGGCGGGGACCGACTTCGACATCACCAAGGACGGCTTCATCGAGTGGACGAAGAACAAGAAGAGAAGGCCAGCCGATGGTGAGTGGTACACCATCGTGCACACGCATCGGCCGGTGTACATCATCACGGATCTTGTGCACCAACACCGTGAGCGTCGCGTAAAGCAGGGCACTTCTCTCGATCAGACCGTTGTGTTGCCCATCCAGGGCCTCGCACGGCTCGACTTTTTGGTCCGTGACGAGAGCAAGGATGCCCCGGAAGCCAAATACACGAATCCCTTCAGCCGGGTTTGAATCGGCTGCGAAGAAGGCTGCGGAGCGTGGACGCAAGAGCGTCTTCAAAGCCTTTCAGGCTGCTCAATCCTTGATCGAGGATCGTTTCGGCACGTACGCCGACCAGCACCTCGGACCCGAGAACGCACGTCTGTACAAAGCGGGATTGAAGATCGAGGTGAAGGACAACCCCCTCGAAGTCAGCGCCCGTATGGACAACGAGATCGCCGAAGGCTTGGAAGAGGGCTACCCGAGCTTCGACATCAAGGCCGGTATGCTCGCCAGTGGCTCGGTGAAGACGGCGAAGGATGGCGCCCTCTATATTGACGTCCCCTTCAGCCACGCTGGCAAAGACGTTCCGCGTGGCATCAAGGGCGCGCTCGACCGCGCAGCCGCTGGTTCAAAGAGCGATGGTATCCAAGCGCGCCTTGAGGCTGGGCGCGTGCATCCTGATGTCCACACATCGGGTATGGTGAAGACGGGCGAAGGATACCGTACGTTCCGTCGAATCTCGATCTTCTCCCCTTCCAAGAGCTGGATTCATCCAGGCTTCGCTGGCATCCATGCCGCGCAGATGCTCGTGCACGATTTGACCGAAAACGTGATGCGGATTGTCCGCGACTTTCTGAAGAAGGGCGACGATGACAACACATAGCCGAATCGTGAATCAGGGAGGAGATCCTTCCAATCCGGGAGATCAGTACGCCGACGACCCGGAGCTGCCCACGCCTCAAGAGGCGCTGAAGAAGGATCTGTCTGGCCATCGGCCGACCGAGATGATCTTGCAGGATCTTCTCACCTTTGCACTTCAGAATTTGAACGCGGCGGCGAAGGACCCGACGAGCGACATTTTCGAGAACATCTTCTCGTTCTTCCGGTATTACGGAACGCTGGATGAGGCCGGCAACGAGACCAACCTCCTTGCGTTGATCAAAGAATACTTTGCCAACACAAAGTTCGAGGTGAGGAAGAACTTCCCGCGTAAGGAGTACCCGCTTCCGATTATTGCCATCCACAACGCCGAAGAGGGTGAGGCAGGCGAGCAGGTGCTCCACCATATGATGGTTCATCGTGATCTTGCAGCAATGTCGAGTGAGGAGTTGGTGGGCTCCAACATCGACGCGAAGTTGGAGGTCATCATCATCACCGATGACCCAACGACAACACTTCTTCTGTACCGCGTGGTCTGGTTCATCTTGTTCGCCAACAAGTTCCACCTCGAAAACTACGCGGACATGCGCAATCTCACACTGAGCGGAGGTGCCATCAGCTTCGATACGGCGGTGTACCCCAACTGGAGCTACGCGCGGCAGCTCAACGCGAACTTCCAGACGGTCTTCGACTTCTATATGCCGAAGACGGGCGTTCCTGCCGGCATCAACTTCAAGCAGATGCTGCAACAGGTGGTTGACAAGGTCGACGGTACGTAGCGACGGGACGGGCAGCTTCTGAAACAGTGCCCGACGTGATACATTTCTCAACTAGGAGGCTCCCGATGGCGGAAAACGAAGAGACGACGCCGCAGGCGAAGCCGGAGCAAGAAGCCCCGGCGGGCGCGGCGCCGCAGAAAGATACCCATGAAGTCGTCGAGGCGGCCCCCACCGCCGAGCATCACGACGAAGTCACGGGTCCGTACGAGAAGATGGAGATCAAGGGCGAGCTGGTGGCCAGCAAGGAGGACATCGGCGAGGACGAGCCCACGAAGGACATGTCGAAGCCGGTGGCGGAAGAGCCGGTGGTCGAGGTCCGCAAGCCGGATCCGGCGCCGGTCGGCGCGCTCGGCAAGCAGTATCGTGGCGACATGTTCCCGGCCATCAAGACGCCGGAGATGGTCGAGCGCGAGCGCCAGCTCCAGCTGGAGCATGACCACCCGGATGCAGTGCCGATCGAGGTCTACTTCTCGGTCCGCGGCATCATGGATCCGGGTGCCCAGGCTGCGCGGCGCCGCTCCACGACCGTGCAACAGGCCACGATGGAGAAGTGGGACGAAATCTTCAAGGCGTCGTTCTAGGAAAGGAGCTAGGTCATGTCGCAAAAAGTGTTGTTCAACGGCGCCGTGCTGGTTCGGCCTGGCGCCGCGACCAAGATCGACGCCAGCGGCTTCCAGAACGTCCTGTTGTCGGGCGTTGGTGTGGTCGCTGCGGTCGGTGAGGCCGATGGCGGGCAGCCCAACGTCATTCAGACGTGGACGTCCGCCGCGCCGGCCATCAAGTATTACCGAAGCGGCCCGCTGGCAGAGGCCGCACAGATCGCGTTCCAGCCGGGCAACGATCCGCGCATCGGTGGCGGCGCTTCGCTCCTGGTGACCGTCAAGGTCAACCAGTCGACGGCTGCCTCGCTCGCGCTCAACGGCACGGGTGGCATCACAAACGTCACTGGCGCGGGGATCACGCAGCAAGGCACGCCAGGCACCACCAACTACACCTACGCGGTTGTGGCGTTGCTCAACGGCGGCACTACGGCAGCGCTCGGAGGTGCGGTGGCCTCTTCCGCCACTGGCGCGGCCATCCTCACCGCGACCAACTTCAACCGCATTGCCTGGACCACGGTGGCGGGCAACCAGGGCTTCTGGATTTACCGTGTGGCCAGTGGTGGCTCGCCCAGCGGCACGGGCTTCATCGGCGCGGTGGGCAGCGCAGCCACTTCGTTCGACGACACCGGCCTCATCGCGGATGGAACCACCGCTCCTTCGGTCAACACAACGGGTGCGGCACTGTTCCTCACCTCGAAGGACTGGGGTCGCCACACCAACAACATCAGCGCGCAGGTGTCAGCCGGCGCGACGTCGCAGGGCCGCATCATCACCATCAAGTTCCTCGATGGCGGTGTGGTGACCACCGAGGTCTCGCCTTCGCTGGGCGACATCGGCAAGTTCACGCTGCTCTACACGGGTGCGGGCTCGGCGGCCACGTGCTCCATCACGACCGGACCAGGCGGTGCGCTCACCACGACCGTCACGGGTGCCACGCCGGACAACCTGAACCTCATCCTGGCCAACTTCGGGTCGTTGGCGGACTTGCTCACGGCCATCAATGCCACGGGCAAGTACACGGCGACGGCCCTCATCAGCAACTCGGGCCAGTTCAAGCCGACCAGTCTCGATCCCGCCACCACGGTGGACATCAAGACGTCGACGGCTTCGTTCTACGCCGGCAAGTTCGACCTCCTGACGTACATCAACTCGACGTCGCAGCTCGTGAACGCGGCGGCGGGCGGCGCGGCGGGTATGCCCACCGTGCAGGGGCCGAGCTACCTGTCCGGCGGCTTCCGCGGCGTCACCAGCAACACGAACTTCATCAACGCCATCGCGCTGCTCGGCACGATGCGCGTCAATCAAGTCGTGGCGCTCGCCAGCACCGATGGCGCGCAGAGCGAGAACCAGAACGGCAACATCGTCACCGATTCGTACACCGCGCTCGCGGTGGCGGCGGCGGTCGATGCGCACTGCGCGTTCTATAGCTCGACCATCGGCAAGTCCGAGCGTGAAGCGTGGATCGGCCTGCACCTGGGCAAGGCGCCTGCGATCAGCGAGGCGAACCTGATCAACGACTTCAACGCGGTCATGGTCATCCAGCAGCTCAACCTGCCGACGTCGGCGCCGAACTTCCCCACGCAAGGCACCGCGGTGGGCACGTTCACCAACTTCCCCGAGTGGGCCACGGCCCTCTCGCTGGCGTGCATGCGCGCAGGTGCTCCGCTCGGCGAGCCCTTGACCTGGAAGTACGTGCGCGGCTTCGGTCTCGCCAACACCGCCGACTGGACGGTGCTCAACGACGCGAACGATCTGCTCCTCAACGGCATCACCGTGCTGGAGTTGATTCCCGCCGGCATCCGCGTCATCCGGTGCCTCACGACGTACTCGCGGGACAACAACGATGCCTACACCGAAGAGTCGGTGGTGCAGGCGTGGAAGGACATCGCCTATACCTGGCGCACGGCACTGGAGAACCGCTACACCGGTACGCGCGGCCTGCTCAGCAATGTGCAGACGGTCGTGCCGTACTCGAAGGTGGTTCTCGATGCTCTGCGGCAGCAAGGCGAGATCGCCGACTCGTTCATCAATGGCGCCGTCGTGCCGGGCTTCCGAGACATCACCGCGAGTCTGGCGGGTGATGTGTTGACCGTGACGGGAACGGTGTCTCCGGTGGAGGGTATCAACTTCATCCTCCAGACCATCTACATCGTGCCGGCGCAGATTTCGCAGTAGGCGAAGCGAACGGGATAGAAAGGAAGGAGTCCCATGCCCAACGCACTCCCGCAAGGCACCGGCACCAAGACGTTCTCTGGTGCACGTGCCATCTTCGTCTTCAACGGCACGCCCGTGGCTTTCGCCTCGGGTGTGGACGGCAGCGAGGAGATTCAGTATCTGCCGGTGGAAGTGCTCGACAATCTCGAAGTCGTCGAGTTCGTCCCTGTCGGCTACCGCGTCACTCTCGGCTGCCAGATGTTCCGCACGATCGCGAAGGGACCGTCGACCGACGATACCCCCGGCTCGATCAAGCAGCAGAACATCTTCCCGCTGGAGCAGAACATCCTCACCACCGATGGTGTGGACGTGTTCATCCTCGATCGTCTCAGTTCCAAGACGATCGCCACGTTCCACAACGTCAAGACCGCGAGCTACCGCTTCTCGATCACGGCTCGCGGCATCGTTGCGCAGAACGTCACCTTCGTGACGACGCGCATGACGGACGAGTCCGAGTAGTTTGAAGGGCGGGGTGGTGTTGACAAAGGCACCACCCCGCCTGTTTCTTCAGAGAGGAGAATGCGAATGAACACGAACCAGGCAATTGCAGAGGCGACCGGCAAGGCGATGACTGAGGAAGAAGAGAAGAACGCCGAGGACGCCAAGAACAAGATCAAGATTATCGACAAGACCACCGAAGCGCAGAAGCTGGTGTTCGAGAAGGACTTCTACTTCACGTACACCGACGACTCGGGGAAGGTCTTCGAGGGTGACTTCCTCATCAAGAAGATGAGCCTCACCGCAATCGGTAAGGTCGGCGTCATCAAGGCGCGCCTCAACGGCGGTATGAACGTCGAGCCTCACATCGACATGCTTCATCAGTGGATGGCTCAATGCCAGGTGAGCATGCTCAAGGCTCCCGATTGGTTCAACTTCGACAAGATGCAGGACATGCACCTGCTCGGTCGCATTCATGACGAGGTGGTGAAATTCGAGAACTCCTTTCGTCGTCTGGCATGAGAACGAGCACCACCTGCTCCGGCGCCTCGCAGCGGACGAGGCACGCACCATCAAGTTCTGGTGGTGCAAGAAGTACAACCGGCCGCTGAAGGACCCGTTGCTTGAGTCGTACACGCTTGAAGAACTTTGGTTGGAGTATTTCACCTGGCTGATTGATGAGGACCCGAACGAGGAGTTCACTGGCTTGGAGAACACGGTCGTGCAGTTCAGGACCGGCGACCCGGAAGTGGACCGAATCGAGGAGAAGATCGCTCGGGGCGAAGAGGTGGACCTCATCAAGGAGTGGATGGACGAAGCCGATCAGGAGAAGTTCTTCAAGAAGTACAAGCAGGAAACGGGCGCACTGAAGCCAACGGAGTGACACCGTGCCGAACTACGAAAAGATCCAACTCGGTTTTGATGAAGCGTTCCTTCAGAGCGAGCTGCAAAAGACGTATCAGACGTTCGAGCAGTTCGCCATGGGTGTGCGCACAAAGTTGGACGACTCCATCTTTTCGGAGGAGTCACTTCGGCGAATGTACGTCGCGAATGAGCGTCTTCGCGAGTACACGCTCATGCTTCAGCAAGTCGAGCTGAAGAAGCAGCAGCTGGCAGCCGGCGACGAGGTGGCTCTCAAGCGCCTCGAAGCAGAGAGGTCTCATCTCGCCGCCGGCCAACAGCGTGAAGCCTACGAGGTTGAGAAGGCGCGTCGTGGCCTTCCCAGCTCAGAAGCGATGGGTGGTGGCGGTGGTGGTGGAGCAGGCACCTTTCTCGGCTCTGCGACGCTTGCTGCCGGCCAATCCTTGGGGTCGGCGGTGTTGGGCCATGAGATCGGCTCCATCGCACAAGGTGTTGCCGAGCTGCGCAATGCGTACCGCAAGCGGGATCCAGTGACCGGTGAGCGTGATGACCAGGCGATCAGCGGTGCCTGGTCGAGCTTTGGTACGCAGGTGGCGAAGTTCGCCGTTACGCAGATGTTGGCAGGCTTCGACATCCGGGCGCAGCAAGCGGAGGGCTACAAGGGCCTGTATCGCGCGCAGGGCTACGACGTGGGCGAGGAGCGCTTCCGCGGCTCCAGCGACATGGATCTCGTTCGTCGCTTCGGCATGAGTCGCATGGAGGCGTTCCCGCTGCTGGAGGGCCTGGGACGCGG